AATAGCGCTCGCGCCCGTCGAGCCGGTCCGCACTTTCGAGCATGTGATCGACGATGGCCTGGCCGAGCCGCACATAGTTGCCGGTCGGGTCCTCGATCACCACCTCGTCGCCGCCGAGCGCGGCGCGCAACGCCGCGCGCAACTCCTCTTCGCTCGTGATCGCGCCGCGCAAGGGCGCGACCGGCGCATGATCGAGCGGTAGCGGCGGCAAGGCTTGCGGATCGCCCGGCGCCGACAATGAACGCCAGGCGCCATGTCGCTCCAGCGCAACGAGCTCGGCGCCGCGGCCGAAACCCGCGAGGCCGGGATTGTAGGCAAAGCCCGGGTCGATGCCTTCCGGCACTTCGATCGTCACGCGGCCGCTCGCGGTATTGAGCGTGCGCGGCACGAGCGGAGACGGCGGCGCATCATCCGACACCTTCAGCCCGTGGCGCGCGAGATCGCGCTCATTGAGGCTCTGCACCGAGCAGCGGCAATTCCACCCGTTCGGCGGGAAATGCGTCTCCCACCAGGGATGATCGACCGGTAGCACCGTGTTGTGCCAGGTGCGGTGCTGGGGCCGCGTGCGCGCGTCCATCACCGCGACATAGCGCAGGTAAGGCCGCGCTGCCTTCAGGCGCTGGATCTGTTGCCAGCGCCCGGCGCTGTAAGCCGTCCTCAAATTGGTTTGAAAGATGACCTTGCTGCGCCAGTTGCGCGAGCCGCGATAGCTCCAGCCATGCTCGGCGACGATATTGTCGAAGTCCTTGCGGAAGTCGGCGAGCGTGCGCCCTGCGGCAATCGCCTTCGTCACCGCCTCCTGGAAGTCCGCCAACAGATCGTCGCTCTGCGCGCCGGCGACCACGAAGGCGGTCGAATGCATGCCCTGCCAGATGTCGGTCCAGGTCGCGGTCGGCAGGCGCAGCTTGTTGCGCAGGAAGTCGATGGCCTCGGTGAAATGAACGTCGAAGGCGTCCGGCGCCGCGGCCTGCAGCGCGGCGCGCGCGCCGCCGCAGTCGGGACAGGTCGCGGCGCTGTCGAAACGCATCGGTTATGACACCGTGACGGCGGCGATATCGGCGCGGCCGGACAATTCCGCCATGACGAGTGCCATCCGCATGACCTCGGCGAGCCTCGCCTTCGGCATGTCGGGCGTGAGCTGCAGCAGCTTGTCGCGCACCTCTTCGAGCGATGACGCTTGTTCGACCAGCGCGCGCACATGATCGATGAGCGCGTCGGACGGCGATTGCGCGAGCGCTTCCGCCTGCGCGGCGAGATCATCGACCGCGTCGCCGGCGCGAACCGGCTTCGCCGATTGCAGCGCCGGCGGGGCGCCCGCGTTTTCGCGCGGCGGGAAACCCGGCGGCGGCGCCGGTACGGCCAACAGATCCTCGTTCGCATCCGGATCGGGGATACCGAGCTGATCGTTCATCCAGCCCTTCGAGACGCGCAGGCCGAGCGGCACCAGCCGCTCCACGCCGTCGACGAGCTGCTTGATGTCCTTGTCTTCCGCGCGGCCGATGCGCAGACGCGGATAGGCTTTCTGCGGCCCGTATTCGAGGTCGATCCAGGGCCGCACCAGGTCGCGATTGAGGATGGCGGCGAGCGCCTTGGCATCGGCGCGCTCGATGTCCTCCTGCACCTGGCGGTGCTCCTTGCCGGAGCCGAGGCCGCCGGTGACCGCGTCGGTGGTCGCGGTCTGCCCGAGCACGGCCTTGGAGACCTGCTGGTCGAGCCAATCGGCGCGCTTGAGATAGAGGTCCGAATTGTCGCCGGAGGCCTTCGCCTCGACGAACGCTATCTCCATGCCCTCCGGCACGATGGCGGCGCAGTCGCCGGCGATGTTCGCGACCGCGCGGAACAGCGTGTCCTTGTCGGCTTCGGTCGCGCCCGCGTGATATTTGCCGACGCGGATCGGCTGCCCATAGGTCTGCACGAAGATCGCCCAGTCGCGCAGCGTGAAGGCCTTGAACATCCAGGACCAGATAGCGAGCCTCGCGATGCCGGAACGGATGGGCAAGCCAGACTTCGCGCGGATCACGGCCTTGACGAATTTGAACGGCGGCAGCGGAACGGCGCAGAGCGAGCGATAATAAGAGTCGGTATCCGCCAGCAGCGGGTCACTGCCATCGACCCGCAAGAGCGGCGTCACGCCGTCGCGCACATCGAAGGTGAACCAGCGCGGATCGCGCCATTCGAGCTTGAGCGGCTGCCATTGCCCTTCGGACGTATCCCAGACGATCTCTGTGAAGCTCACGCCCTTGCCGATGGCGTCGAGCACGTCGAACAATTCTTCCTGCAGCTCGTCGCGCGTGAGCCAGGCGCGGACCATGTCGGCGCGCGCCACGTCCTCGGCCGCGACGCTTGCCGCCTCCACCGTGATGTCGAGCTGGGCGACCGAGCGCTTGCGGGTGCCGAGTACCCCGACATAGTGCATGTCGCGTTCCTCGATCTGCTCGGCCAGTTCGAGATAACGCAAGGGGTCGCCGGCATCGGCTTCCCGCAGGATATTGGCGAGGCGCGTGGGATTGAGCCCGTTGCCGGGATAGCCGGTCAGCGGCGAGCGAACGCCGGTGATCGAGGCGCGCGCGATTTCCTGGGTGAGCACCTCGCGCTTGAGCGGCGTCACGCCGTCGGGTCCGACGAGGATCGGTTTGTCAGCCATTGATCGGCTCCGGTATGCAGAAAGCGCAGCGGACGGCTTCGGCGTTCAACTTCTTGGCGAATGCGTCATCGGCGAGCTTCTTGGCGATCTGCTCGCGCGCGTCCTCTACGCATTCAGCGCAGATGAAGGCGGCGGCCGTGCCGGCGAGCATCACCTCGGTTTCATGCTGGCTCTTACCGCAGAACGAGCAATAAACGGGGTTCTTGAATTTCGCGAGATCGGCCGCCATTACAGGCTTCCTCTCAATCTCGCGCCGAGCGGCGGCTTCCACCAGGCGCGCTCCTCGCCGTCGCGATCGTCGTCGAAGGCGCCCACGCGGCCCAGATCGTTCTGCATCGCGCGATAGCCGTATTCAACCGCGTCGCCGCGCGTCGCGGCATAGCCCAGCACCAGCGCGACCGCAGCGTCGCCGTGCCGCGTCTTGCCGTCGCCGGTCTTGGTGCGCGCGGGCGGGATCTGCGGAATGCCGGCGATCGAGCGGATCAGATTGAGGTCGCCGATCACCTGGTCGTCGGCCGGAATGAGGATCGCGTCATCCTCGAAGGCCGCCTTGAACGGCGGGAAATTCTCCAGATACCAGGTCTGATTGAGCTTGACCTGCTCGATCCGGTGCATGCCGTAGCGCTGCGCCGCCACCTCGGCGAGATAGGCGCCGTTGCCGGTGGCATCGAGCTTGCCGGCCATGAAGCGGGGCAGCCGGTCGCAGATGAAGAACAGGACCTGTCGCTGCTGCTCGAACGGAATGTTGCGCAATTCGACGATGAACGGCACCGTGCGCTTGAGGCTGCGGCCGATCTCGAACGGCGCGAACACCGAGAGGTCGGCCACGCGGCCGAAGTCGCCGCCGATGGCGTGCAGGCGGCCCTTGTCGAGCGTCTTCAACGGCAGTTCAAGCTGCTCTTTGCACCAAGCCTCGATGTCGGCCTCGCGCGCGTCCTTCGGCTGGCCTGCGAAGGCGGCGTTGCGCTCCAGCCGCAGCACCGGCAGATCGGTGAGAGCGCGCGCCTCGATCAGCGCGCGCGGCAGATAGATGCCGCCGCCCTTGGACGGGATGCAGAACAGTTCCTCGTCGGCGTCTTCGCCATAGGACGCGACGATGCCGGCGCGCCATTGCGCCTCGGCCTCGACCGACCACTGCTTGCCGGTGACGAGGCAGATGCGCTGGTAGAGCCCGTCATTGAGCGCGTCGTCGAGGGTGCAGCGCACCACATGGTAGGGATTGCGGCCGGCGCGCGCGTCCTGGATCAGCTTGTTGAAGGCGTTGTCCTCGCCGAGGTGGGTGGAGATCACCAGCACCTTGCCGCCCCACATCAGGAGCGCCATCGCGGCCTTCATGACGCCGGCGAGATCGTCGTGGAAGGCGGCCTCGTCGATGATGACGTAGCCTTGCCGGCCGCGCAGCGAGCGCGGACGCGAGGCGAGCGCGACGATCTCGTAGCCGGAAGCGAAACGGATGCGAAAGGCCTGAATGTTCGATTCCGGCTCGCCGTCGTCGAACACGAACTCCTCGACGCCGGCGCCTGTGACCGCCTGGTTGAAGGCGCGCGCCCACATCGCGCAGACATCGATAAACTCGCGCGCCATGTCGAGATTGTAGCCGATATAGAAAGTGTCCATGCCGCCGGCGGTGCGCGCGGCGGCAGAGGTCAAGACGGCGTCGGCGCCGACGCCCCAGGTGGCGCCGATGCGGCGCGACTTCTCGCACAGCGTGACCTGATGCAGCGCGGTGGAAGCGAGCAACCGCTTCTGATAGCCGAGCAGAACGTCGGGGATCGCGCCATTGCCTGCGGCGAGCTCGGCCGAAGCCAGCATGCCGGCGCGGCGGATCTCCGCCCATTCGGTTTCGGTGATCGCGCGCGGGGTGAGTTGCTCGGTCATTGCAGCCCAATTGCTTGAAGAAAGCTCTCCAAGTCGGCCGGCTTTTCAGGCGCCGTGAAATAGGTCTTGAACTGCTGCCATTGCGCATGGAGATTACGATCGATCACGTCGAGCGGCGCCGGCAACCCGGGCGCGATATCGCCGGTCGAAATGCGCTTGCGCCAACGTCGCTCGATGAAACGCCGCCGGCGCCAAAGCTCGCGATTGCGACGCCGCCAGTCGAGCGGGAGATTGCGGAAGCACTTGCCGCAAATGATCTCGGTGCTCGGCAGGCATTTGTCGGCCGGCGCGGTGCGGCGGCAGCGCGGATTGATGCAGGGAATCCGACCGGCGGTGGTCATGATCACGGCTCTTCGTCTTCAGGATCGTCGCAACAGAACCCGCCGCCACAGTCCGGGCATTCGATTTCATAGTCGCCGCAAACGCATAGATCGCCGCCGCAGTGGCAATCGATGAACCCGGTGTTGTTGCAGGTTGCGCAATAACCGGCCTGCATCACCGCTTCTCCATGCCGAGGATCTGCGCCTTGATCGCATCGACCGTGTCGCGGGTGAGTCCTTGCGCCTTGGCGACCTGGTCGACGGCCTGCGCGGTCTTAGCTGCCAGTTCCTTCTCGATCTTGGCGCGCGTGTCGGACGAGATGCGCTTCGATTCCTCCGCGTGCTTCAAGGCGCGCGCGGTGAACATCAGCATCTCGGCGGTCTCGCCGTCGGCGTTAAGCTCGCCAGAATTGGCCAGCATCTCCGAGGCGAGCGTCTTGATGGTCTCGGCCACCAGCAAAGTGAGCGAATTGTCGCCCTGCGCGTCGAGCTTGGGCGCCAGCACATTGGCGATCGCGCGCGTCTCCTCCAGCCTTCGGCCGAGGATGGCGAGCTTCATGGCGTGCCGGTTGAAGGCCGAGGACGAAATCTGCGGCGGATCGGTGACACCGTTGGCCAGCGCCGCGACCCGCAGCTCGGCATTGAAGCGGTCGAGGATTTCGAGCTGGGGAAGCTTGCGCTCCTTCAGCGCGGTGAAGGCATTGAGCTTGGCCTCGTCCGCCCACTCGGGGAGCGTGTCGATCGAGGACAGCCGGCCGCGCTTGGCCTTGGGGTTCGCCATGACTTCACACCTGCGGGCTCGGGCGCTTGATGCCCTCGATCGCCAGCCTGCGCTCGACATGGTCGATACCCTTCACCGTGGCGGTTGCGATCATCATCGAGCCCGCGATCGTGATCGTCACCGCGCCGAGGTCTTCCATGCGGCGCATCTCCTCGCGCACCCAGTCGCGCGGCTTGAAGATGCCGAAGGTCTCCAGCGTCTTCTGCAGCAGCGACTCGTTGGACGAATAGTTGGTCTGCGCGGCGAGTTCGCGCAGCATGATGAGCCGCGCTTCCTCGCGGATGATGGCCGCCATGCTCATACCGATTCCCGCTCCATCATGAATTCCTGCATGCGCTGCGACACCGCCGCCACCGGCTTGATGCGCTCCGACAGCACGCCGATCTCGGCCTTCAGCTCCATGATCGACAGCTCCAGCCGGTGCGTGATTTCCTTATCCGGCAGGTGAGCAAGGCCGCTCTCGATCTTGGTGGCGCGGTCCTCGACCTTGTCAACACGCCGTTCGAGATCGTGCACCTTGGCCGCGGCCGCCTTCGAGCGCGCGCTATAGATCGTGTAGGCGAGCGTCAGGACGGAAACGGCGACGGCGAGCCAGGCAGCGATGTCTTGCAGCATTCATGAATTCCGATTTACCGCCTCGCGCGCGCGAAGCCCTCGTAGATGAAATAAAAGCCGATCGCGGCCACCACGACCTTCCAGAGATTGCCGTCGAGCGGATCGGTCTCGAAGACGTTGTGGGTGTAGCCGAGGAAGGAGCCGAGCACCTTGTCGAAGACGAAAATCTTGGTGAGATAGACCAGCGGGCCGAAAGCGAAGCCGGCGCGCATGAAGGCATTGATGCGCGAGCCGCTCTCGGCGACCAGCACGTCGCGGCGCGCGACCAGCGTATCGACGCGCTCCTGCGCCGCGATGCGCGCCGCGTCGGTCTCGGCCTTGGCAAGCTCCACCTTGGCATCGGCGATCTTGCCGACGATGCGCGAGACCGGGTCGATGAGCCCGAGCAGGAATCCCCACATGTCAGAGGTCCGTGGCGCGCAGCCGGCGCGCGATTTCCGTGATCACGCCGAAGCCGATCACGTAATAGGGCACATATTCCGGCTTCAGCACCGCCTGGATGGCGGCGTTGATGTCCGGGCTCTGCATCAGCGAGGTGACGATGGCGCCGAGCGCACCCACCAGCATCTGCAGGCGCGCCCAGAAGATCGTTTCGGAGTCCTTGAACCAGGTCTTCAACTTCGCCTTAATTTTGTCCCACATGGCTCAGTCTTTCTTGCGGTTGAAAACGTGCAGCGCGAGATAGATGGCGAGCGCCGTGCCGAGCGCGATCGCGATTGCGGCGATCGGAGACAGGCCGGCCTCACGAGCCGCGACGCCGGCCGCGGCCCCGCCACCGCCGGCGGCGACCCCCTTGCTGGTTGCGGAGGCCGGAGGCTTCGCCGGCGGCAAAATGATATCGGGCGGCTCCGGCCGTGATGCCGGCGCGGCGGCGCCGAGCCGGATCGAGGAGTCGATCGCCTGCATGGCGAGCACGAGGCCGGCGCAGCCGAGCTGCCGGTCGACCACGTCGGGATCGAACACGTGATCGGCGACGTATTTGCCGGCGCGATATTGGTTGGTGCCGGACCAGACATAGGGCGACGGCAGGCCGCGCATCGCGTAGCCGAGGCCGTTGTACTGTTCGAGCAGCGTCATGGCGCCGCCCGGCGACCAGTCCTTCCAATGCGCGGCGTAAGGATGGCAGTTGACGAGTGCGTCGATTGCCGCCTCTTCCCAACTGTTGAAGGGACCGCGCCCTTCCGGCTCATGCGTCGAAACGCGATTCCAAGGATCGCCCTGTGCGAGCGAGCGGTCCCAGCGCTGCGAGGATTCGCGCTCGTGGATGACCGCGACCACCCACCAGGGCACGCCGGTCTTGGCTTCCACCGCCTGATAGCGCGCCTTGGCGGCCACCAGGCGGTGCGCGACGGCTGCGAATTCGGCGGAGCGCGTCAGCTTCGCCTCGGTCCAGCGCGCGGCATTCGCCGCTTGCAGCTTGGCGAGATCGACCATGGATCAACTCCCCGGTGGCGGCGCGAAGAAGCAGCGCGGGCTTCCGTCCGGCCGCTTGCAGCGCCAATAGGCGCCGTCCGGCGATGGCAGCGCCTGATTGAAAGGAATCGTCTCGTTCACCTGTTCGCGGCGGGTGGGTCCATCGGCGGCATTGCCGGTGACCGCCTCGCCATAGGTCACGCTCCCCCGCAGGTCATAGCCGCGCGGCGAGACATGCACGCCCTTGCCGTCGACGACGCCACAGTCCTCGGCGCCGCAGCACCATTCGCCGGCGGGGTTGCGCGTGCCGTTGATCCACAGCTCGTGCGCGGGCGCCGGGCCGGCGAGCGCGGCGAGCGCGAACAGGCAGCCCACGCAGAACAGGAAGGCGACGGCGAGCGCGCCGACGAGGATCAGGATCGAGACGAAGAAGGCGCGAACGTGTTGCACGTGAAACGTCTCCCCTTGCGCTTGACCCGCATTCGGGGAGACAGTGCTATGGGAGCGGTCCCGGAATAACCCTGACGGGTGTCAGGCCGTCACGATTTGGGCGGAAGCCCCGATTGTGTTGCGCCGCAGGTGAGTGCGGCCTCATCAATCATTTCGGGGATGCCGGTCGCCAAGGTGCGGATCACGAATGCCCTCGCGGTACTCGTTGAAGACCCCGAGCTCTCAACGCGCACGACGAAATAGCTTGCGTTGTAGGCATTGCCGCCCTGAGTAATGTCGTTCACTTCTCCCGGGATCACCGTTTCGATGTGGCTAACGCCGATCAGGCGCTCGCCGAAGTGCTCGCCCGCCTTGGGTCGTGTCAAATGATTCAACGCCTGTACAAGACATTCGGAAACGGCCTTGTAGTTGCGCGTGAAGGTCCATGTCCCCTTCGGCGGCTGCTTGACCAGTTCGTCGGGGGTGTTAGCGCAGCCAGCAAGCAGAATAAAGAGCGGCGCAGTGATCCATATGTTTCGCATCGCTTTCCCCCCGATGTTTTAACGTGCGTTGCCGCGTCCTCTCAGCGGCGATGGCGCGGAGAGCGAGCTGCCGGCTCCCGCGCATTCTTCTCGCTCTTCTTTGCAAGCCAGCGCAGACCGATATTCGGGATGATCATGCGTATCGGACTCGCCCAGCGGATACGCACGCCAACCAGAGTGTCGGCGTTGATGCTCTCCAGATTATAGGTGTGTGGCCGTGGCCCGGGCATGATCCTCTTTACCAGCCGAACATCATCATAAGTCCGCACGACGGCCATTTCGCCGACCATGCTCTCGGTGGCGAAGGGCTGCTCCCGTTCGACCACGAGAATCTCTCCCGGGTCGTATTTAGGCCGCATCGAGTCGCCGCGCACCGCGAAGCCGACCAGGTCGTCGTCGATCGGGTATGGCAACTCGACCTCTTCGAGCGGGGCATCGAACCATTGCCCTTGGGTATCGACCACATCTCCGGCGCCGACATAGCCCATAACCGGCAGGACGTGATCGCGGCGGTCTTCGACACCTATTCCTGATTCGGCGGCGAGTTCCCGCAGCTTGTCGCGCGTATGGCCCCTGGGCTCGACCCCCGCGAGCCAGCGCGAAATCATCGATTGATCGACCCCGAGCCGCCCAGCCAGGTCCGCCTGCCGCCAGCGTCTGGCCGCCAGAAGTGCTTTCACCAGCGCCTTTATTTCCATCGGAAATACATACGCCCCCCGGCTTTTCCCGACAAATGCACATGTGCCAGTCTCCGCTTGACGCGTAATGCAAATGTGCATATGCATATTTGAATGAATGGGCTGCTCCTGAAGATTCGACGCGAGATTTTCCGCGCCACCCAAGCCGAGATGGCCGCCATCGCGCGCGTCAACCAGGCGACATGGTCGCGCTGGGAGCGAGGGCTGCTGGAACCGACGATCGGACAGATCGCGCGCATCCGCGCCGAAGCGAAACGGCGCCGCATCCGGCTCGATGACCGGCTGTTCTTCGAGGTGCAGGCATGAGCACCCGTTCAACTATGCCTCCGCTTCGCTTCGCGCTGATGCCCGGCGCTGTGGCGCAGCACGCTCATCAGGCCGTGCAGACTGGAGCGCGGAATGACCAGCGAGGCCGCTGGCCGGCGCATGGCTTTGCCGCCGTCGCCGTTCGGCTCGACCACCTCGACCCAGCAGGTCAGCCGGAACCAGTCCTCCCAATCATGCACGTCGAAGCTCGTGGCGAACTCGTCCTTGGGCAGCGCGGCGGGCTCGGGCGTGGGCTGCGGCGCTGGTCTCGTCGGCATCGCTTCGTTCTCCGGTGCGCGCCCATCCTCGGCGCGCGGCGCGCGGCCGTCTTGTCGAAAGCGCGCGGCGGTTTTGACAACGCGGAGGCCGCCTGATGTCACCCGCGCCCCGCCTCATTTCGTCCGGCGCGCGCCTGCGCGGGCGGCTGTCCAAGATCGACCGGCTGCCGCCGGCGGCCGACGCCGTCATTGCCCGGGCGATCGAGGCCTTGAAAGAACAGCGCCTCACGCAGCAAGCGATCCGCGACCGGATGAATGCGGAACTCGCCAGACTCGGCATCGCGCACGAGATTTCCGGCTCCGCGTTCCATCGCTGGGCCACCGACGGGCTCACCAACGGTTTCCCGCCGCGCGCCGCGCCGCAAGCCGCGCAGAGCCTGAGCTGCCCGGTCTGCGGCGCGGCGCTCACCGTCACCTTGAACGATAGGGAGGCCCGCTGATGTTCGCGCTCGCCGCCGGCCGCGATCTTGCCATCGCCGTCGTGCTCGCGGCGGTCATCGGCACCGTGCTCGGCGCGCTCGCGCGGCTGGAGGACCGGCGCCCGCCGGTGGTCCACGCCGCCGATTGCCGCGCGGCTTCGCTCGACGACTGCCGCGCCGCCTTTCTCGCCACGGAGCGCACGCGATGAAGAGGGGCGACGACCGCACCCTCGACCTTTTCCGCGATTGCGAGCCACGGCCCGTGGTTGCCCGCTACGCGGAAGATCACGTGCGCGCGGCCACCTTGTCGGCGCGCATCGCGCGCGCGGTCACGGCGGCATTGAAGTCCTACGACGGCGAGCGCGAGCATGTCGCCGCGGAAATGTCCGCCTATCTCGGCGAGCGCGTCACCGAGAACATGCTGAACCAATATGCATCGCAGGCGAACGTGCAGCACGCCATTCCCGTGCATCGACTGATCGCGCTCGCGGTCGTCACCGGCGACGCCCGCCTGATCAACGCGCTGCTGTTCGACACCGGCCTCGTGGCGGTCGAGGCGAAATACGAGGCCCTGATCGAACGCGAGCGCACCAAGGAACAGATTGAGAAGCTGCAGCGCAAGGCGGCGGCGATCGACGCGGAATGGAGGGCCAAGCGATGAAACGCAAGGTCGCCATCCCGCCGAATGTGAAACTCGCACGCCTGCGCAGCTCGCTCGAAGACATCGCGCGGTGCCTTGAAATCGCCGCCGCCGACCTGGCCGCCGATATCGCTGTGCTGGCCCGGCGCGACAAAGTCGCGGCCGCGAATCTTTCGCGGCAGATCTCGATCATCCGCTCGATGGCCAATGTCGCGCGCCGCGCAGCGGCCGACCGCGGATCGGAGGCGGCGCAATGAGGCAGTGGCTCTCGGCAGCGGAGATCGCCAGGCTGGGGCTCGAAGGCCTCCCGGCGTCCAAGCGCGGCATCAATCTACTGGCCATCCGGGCGGCATGGGACAAAAGCCCGCTCGCGCGCGCGCGTGCCGGCAACGGCGGTGGTCTGGAATTCCACCTCGACCTGCTGCCGGCGCAAGCCCGCGCCGACTACGTGGCCCGCCATATCGGCGAGGTCGAAGTCCCGGCGTCGATCGCGCGCGAAGCCGCGAGCGAGCCGCAGGCGGTCGCCTTGAGCGGACCGGCCACGGAAGCGCGCGATGCCCGGCTGGCGCTGATCGCGGCGGCCGAGCGCTTCGCGCGCGAGGCGGGCCTGTCGCGCAAGCGCGCCGACCGGCATTTCTGCGACCGCTTCAATGCCGGCACCATCGAAATCGCCGCCTGGATCAAAGCGGAGGTCAAGTCGCTGACTCCGCGCACGCTGCAGCGCTGGCGCTCGCTCAAGCGTGACGGCAAGGCCGCGCGCCTCGCGGTCGATCGGGCGGCGGCGCGCCGCGGCACCGGGCTCCTCGATCGCGGCAATGCCGGCGAGGTCAAGACCTTCCTGCTGGCGCTCATCGCCAAGCAGCCGCAGCTGACGGCACATCACCTGCGCGCGCTCGCTTGCGCCCAATATCCCGAAGGTATCGCGCTCGGTGAGCGCCGCTTCGAAATGCCGCCGGTCAGGACGTTTCAACGCGCCTTGAAACTGTGGCGTGCCGAGTTCCGCAACGAGCTTGCCGCCATCCGCGACCCGGACGGCTTCAAGAGCAAAATCCGCTTTTCCGCGCGGGTTGCGAACCCGGCTACCCGGCTCAACGAGGTCTGGCAGATCGACGCCTCGCCGGCCGACGCGCTCTGCATCGATGGCCGCCATTCGATCTACATCTGCGAGGACATCTATTCGCGCCGGCTCACCGCGCTGGTGAGCCGGACGCCCCGCGCTGCCGCCGTGGGCCTGTTGCTGCGCAAGGCGATCCTCGCCTGGGGCGTGCCGGAGCGGGTGAAGACCGACAACGGCTCCGATTTCGTGGCGCGCGAGACGCAGCGCCTCCTGGCGGCGCTGGCCATCGAGCACGAATTGTCGGAGCCGTTTCAGCCGCAGCAGAAGGGCCATGTCGAGCGCGCGATCGGCACCTTCCAGCGCGGGTTGATGCGAACGCTGCCCGGCTTCGTCGGGCACTCGGTCGCCGATCGCAAGGTGATCGAGGGCCGCAAGAGCTTCGCGCGCCGGTTGGGCGCGGCGCCAGACGACATGTTCGAGGTCTCGCTCACCGCGGCCGAACTGCAGCAGCGCGCCGACGAATGGTGTGCGCTGGTCTACGGCCACGCGCCGCATTCCAGCCTGAAGGGGCAGTCGCCCTTCGCCGTGGCCGCCACCTATGCCGGCGCGGTCCTCAGGATCGAGGACGAGCG